ACGTAATATATTCTTCAAACCCATATCCATCTACCGAAGTTTCGGCGTATATCTTAGGTTTCATATACGTTTTCCCGGCTATAACAGCATCAGCTCCGTTCCGTTCATACATGATATGAAGCAAAACGTTGTCAGTGCAATTCTCTCCATACATGGAAATGATTTTCGCCCGATTCATTACAAGATGCACATCTCTAATCACCGTAGGAACCCAAATAATGTTATCCTCATCAATCCCATATATGCTTTTGGGCGGTTTTCGATTATCAATATGCCGATTGAAAAGCGTAATTGTTTGGGTATATATCAACTCAAATCCCACAATCCATACCCCCTCTGATATGGATCGGAACTATGCACATATGCCTCAACTGAAGATACTGGACTCCATACGTTGTCAAGCTCAGCTCCGCATCACTGAATGTCCACGCCCCCGCCCCAGAATTAAAACTGATACTCGTTCCGCCATCCGAAACGGACGCTACTGACATCCCACCGCTTCCGCCAGAAACCATACCCATGAGTCCTTCTGCCGGGGCTTGTCCAACCCCAACCATCTTCATCCTATGGCAGACAAGAAATGCTAGTGCCTGTTCATACAGTTTCCCGAATTGCTTTTTGCTCACCATAGGACGAACAATCTCAATCCACTGCTCAACAGTATAATCATCTATTGCAATGAACTCTGTTCCTACCAGTCGAATTATTTCCAATGCCGTCATATGGCTTACCTCCGCTTATTCGGACTTCTTTTTCCTCGTTGTTTTCTTGGGCTTCTCTTCCACTGCTTCTTCCGCTTTCGGTTCTTCTTTCGGCTCTTCTGCTTTAGGATCATCCTTCGGCTCTTCAACCTTGACTGAATCACCCTCTATTGCCAGAAAACCCTTCCCAACCAAAGCCTTCACAGAAGGAAGCTCACAAATATCACGAGAAAACTCTCTTTCGTCATCAGGCATCAGAGTGACACTTCCAATACCAATCACCTTATTGCTGTTATTGCGAATCTTCATAAACTCTTAAATCCTTTCTTCTCAATACAAATAGAAAGAGGGGATTGCTCCCCTCTCTCCTGAAACTATTCAAAATCCGATTAGCAAACGCCAACCGCGATCAGAGCAGACATCGGATAGTACACAATGACACCCGCAGTCCGCGCTTCGCACGGTACAATGCTCTCAAGGTTACGAACCTGAACAGGATACTGATAATACGGCATCGGGTTCTCTAGGGTCAGCTTCCTTGCATCATTCTTGAACAGGAACGCAACGCCTACTCCTTCGCCAACTCCAACACCCGGTGCACCTTCGGCATACGGGTTGGTATCAGCAGAATCAGCCTCAAGCTCAGACACGGAAATAACTTCCTTGATGTACGGAGCATGATCGAGGATGTAGCTCAGCACGGAAGCGGTCGTGTTCGGAAGCCTACGAGTTGCAATGTCCATATAGACTTCAGCCGGGACGCAGAGAGTGTCGGGACGCTCAACGTTCTTGGTGGTCTTTGCGACCTGTTTTGCCATGCCATTGATATCATCCAGAATCTCATCAGCAGTCTTCTCAGTCCACTTGGTCTTATTGGAAGTGCCGCCCGCAGTAATGGTGTAATACGGGATATTCTGACCACTGGACAGAACGCCAAGCAGTCCAGAGCCAGTATCACCAGACCATGCGATCTTGTTGATCAGATTATCAATCTGATAACGAGCCGCTTCAGCCTTACGAACATCGAGGCTCTTGTCGGCAAGACGGGAAGCCCGCATTTCCTGTGCGGAATAGCCGTAAGACGCACCAAGGCTCTTAATCTGAGCAAAGGACGGTTTACCATTTACATCCGCTCTCGGCAGATCGGTCGAATAGTTGTCGATGATCTTCGCGAGACCCTGCTTGTCATAGGTGTAGTAAGTAATGGTTTCTGCTCCGGGGTCTGCTTCATTGCTAATCGGAAACAGGGAAAGAGCAGTCAATTCCGGGTATTCAACATCGTAAGACTGAGACTTTACATAGTCCAGTTCACGAGCAAAAAAGACGGAAGCCTCTTCAGCACTGTCAAACCGGGTTCCTGCGCTCGCCATAACAGCGGCGGGAATCGCAGAATTGCGGAAAGTACGGGCTTCAGCCTTATCATAATGCGTATGCTGTTTTCTAGCCATTAGTCAATTCCTCCTTTCTTGCTTACTGAGCCTCATTGAAAAGCTCAACAAGAGCAACGTTGTCACTGTCAGCTTCAGACAGGAAACGGCCCTTCAGTGCGATGGTGCTAGAACTGGAATCCGTGAATTCGCCAGTATCCTTAACCATATACAGTGCCTTGCCATAAGCGGCGGCGGCATTGCTGTCGCACTTAACATAAATCCGACCATAACGCATAACACCAACCGGGGCACCCTTCAGAACCCGAAGATTGCCATCGAGGTCGCGCTCGGTCGTGCGATTGTTGGTGGTAACACCTTCAAACTTCGCCGCAGTAGAGTTGCTGTCAGGGATTGCAATTCCCTTACCAACATTGGTTCCCTGAACCACGCCGATTCCGAAGCTCATCACACCGTTGTTTTCTTCATTCAGGAACGTATCAATTGCATACGGTGCGAGATCATAGATGCCGCCGGGGGCACCTTTAACAGTAAAATAACCATAACTGGTCTGTGCACTCATTCTTTCATCCCTCCTTATTTATGAGCATGCCGTTCAATCATCCGATTGCGGGCCGCTTCAGCAGAACTCGCAGACTTAACAACCTTCTTCGTTGCCGAATCCTTGTTGAACATCTGCTTCTTCTGATAAGCGGTGGTCTTCTTCATGTTCTTAATATCAGCAACCGCGCAATCGTAAGCGGCATTGATATAAGCCTTGCTCTTGCCATCCAGACGGATACCCGGACGAACTGCCTTGATAATGCGCTTCTTAGCCGCCATCGGCTTCAGATTCTCAAGTCCATCCAGATTCAGTTTCCGTCCAAGCATGCCAAGCTGAATGCGCTGACGAACAATCGCATCAACAGCATCCGTGTTCAGCGGAACATCCTCTTCCTCAACATACGGAATCTCGTCATCAAATCCATCAAGTTCCTCGTCCTCAGGAATCTCTTCCTCTTCAACGATTTCCTCTTCCTCTTCATCCGCATCGGTTGCTTCGTCTTCGGGGATTTCCTCCTCTTCAACTACTTCGACTTCCTCTTCATCAGCGTCAGTCTCTTCCTCTTCGGGGATGACTTCTTCCTCTACCTTCTCTTCCTCGACAACTTCCTCGTCTTCAGCGTCTTTCTTCATGCACTCGTCTTTCTTCATGTCACGCTCAGCAAGCAGAGTGTCGATGATATCGAACAGATAATCGATATCTTCATCCTGATTCGCAATGATTCCCATTGCCTCTTCTTCATCCTCAGGATCACCTTCTTCATCGCGGCGGTCGCGGCGGTCTTTCACCCACTGAACCTTCTCTTCAACGGTTTCAGGAGTCTTGACTTCCTCTTCCTCTACGACTTCATCTTCTGCATCCTCTGCAACATCTCTAGAAGCTTTATACTGCTCAATCGCTTCAGCAAGCTCTTCAGGAGTCAGGATGCCATCGTTCCTGCGAGCCTTCTTACCCTTCTGCATAGGTTTCCCTCCTTTAAGGATATTTATGTTGTTATGATCATCACGACCATCAAGGTTAAGTCGTGCCGATTCTCCTGCCCTTGCTTCTCTAACTAAAGCAAGATGATTCACTCGAATGTTCCTCTGGATAGCATCATAATGCTCACCACGCCACACCCCCGGCGTTTCATCAAGTTCCAGATTGTAGCCAAGCGAAAGTTCCTTCAGCTTGCAATCCTTCATCTTATCCGTGTCATGCACAATAATGTCCGCCCGAACATCATTCCCCGACCGCATACCCTCGGAAAGAATCGTGCCAATCTGATACCGATGCACATTGTCCTTTGTCACAAGCCCCGCATCATGAGTGATAATGATCGGCTTGCCTTTATAGCTCTCCAGACTCTCTTTATCAAAAACATCCTCTGGCAATCGCAACTCACGGCGAATACTGCCGTCTGGATTTCCATACTCGAAAATTCCTGTGGTTGTTAAAATCGGTTTATCCTCAAGATAACCCTCTGGCGTAAAAGTAGCCTTGCCCACAGGCATACTGTCCAACCGAATCACTTCCGTCATCCGCTCACCTCCGTTTACACATCCCCATTCTTGGGAGAACCCCTCACTTTATTCAAGAAATTCAATTAAGCACCCCCTCGCTTTCCATGACCATCTATTAAAAAAAGCCGCTCTTCGCGGCTTCATTGAAAGATAGGAGAAACATGCAACCCAACTACCATTCTGAAGTATTACATACTTTTTATGTGACATTCCATGACATTTACTGACACTTTCTATTTTCTTTTACCATTGTATATCTTGTGCCCTTTTTCTCCTGTTCCCTGTTTCGGGTGCTGTGCCACAACCTCTACATCAACAACAATTCCGCCATACTTGCTAGGATCATCATGATTCGGCTTATTCTCGTTCGGCCTTACTCCTGTGACATAGATGGAAGTCCCTCTCTGAAGAAGAGTTTCCCTCTCTCCCGGAAGTTCTGAAAGCGGAGCAAGATACATTGCCTTCGTTCCCTTTGGCGTGTATATGTTCATCACAACCGACATATCAGAAGCGCCATTCCCGCTTAGCAACTCGCTTGCAGAATCACACGACATGAACCCATCGTCCGTGTAAACATTCCCGACCAACTTCTTGGACAGCTCATCCACATCTTCCTTCGTGAGTTTCCTGTCCATCGCCTTAATTTTGAATGCCCCATTATTATTGAACATCCCGAACGCCAACAATCCGCTCAGACTTCTCTTCAGATACATATCCTCATCTGTCGGATGTCTGTCTATCGCGTTTGTCAGATCATCAATCACTTCCTCATGCCGCTTCGCCATCGGAACTTCCTGACGCAACGCATTATTGATCGGTCGATACTCATCGCTCGTGTAGGTCTCTATCGCCCACTTCTCGTCCTTACTAAAATCATCCTTGAAGTGCGTTTTCTCATACTCGTCATCGATATCCAGAAACCCGTACTTCTTTGCATTTTCCTTCCGTTCCTTGGAATATGCGTCTGGCGAAAATGTCCCGCTCCCAGATGATCCTCCAGATGTAAACCGCCCGTTCTCGTCCCTCGGATGATCATTCTCGTTCCATTCGTCTTTCCGAATTCCCCGATTAAAAAGGCGCAGTTCCCTGCGCCTTCTATACTCTTGCACACTATTCATTTGTCCCTCCGACCACTATTTCCGCTTATATTCCGGGCAATCATCCCCATTCAGCAGAACATCCATCGGTTTTAACTCATACTTCTCGCATGTCCCCTTAGTCGGTGCAAACTCTCCATTCATCTTCGCATACTTGCAATCCTTGCATGGAATATCGTCAGCTTCAACTTGCTTGAACCTGACCTTCTCATTGTCCCATCTCGCCATACAATACTCCTTAAATGCTGAAATCCTTGAATGCCGTGTTCTTCCAACTCATAGGCGAACCATTATCCTTCAGGTATTCCTTCATTCTGGCAATCATCGTATTCGCAGTTTCTTCCCCTATTGGCGGGAAATATTCGGTTCCAACGAACGGGTAATGCTTAAACATCTTGTCAAATTCCGAACGCTTTATAAGAACCCACTTATCCTGCTCAGGACTGTAAATCTCAATGTCAGCATTTGTGTCGTATCGTTTCCCTTCTTCCTTCCGAAAAATGTCGTAATCCTCATCAACTACATACACATACTTCTTACTCACAGTATCCCCTCCTCCAAGGAAATTATAACACAATGTGCTATTTTATGCAATTACTTTTTCTTCTTAGCGAACTCAGGCGGATAGAAATCATAAATTCCCGGAGGATCGGGTATCTTGCTCGCATTCTCAACCATCTTATTGAACAGAACTTTCTTTTCCGCTTCGCTCCTCTTAACCCCATCCTTGCCTTCGGTCTTTTCGTAAATCTTATGGTTCACATTCTTAACGCCCATTGTATCGTCCGAATGAATCTGGAACTCAAACTTCTGACCATCCGGGCTAATCACATCCAAATGGATTCCCTTATAGTCAACATCCTTTCCTTCTTCTTTCGGATAGAAACGGTTGTCAACCTTATCGATTTTATAGCCTTTCTTCTTGAATGTTTCGATTGCCTTGTTCGCATTTTCAACCATCTTATTATGATCCGTCATCATGGTATAACGAACACAATCCCCAATCCCTTTTGCAATCTCTTCATCCGAAGCATTGTAATCGGGATTTGTCTTCTTCCGCTTCTCTCGAACACGATCAATCTTTTCCGCAAAATGGCTCCCGGCCTTCATGCTGAATTCGAGACCGCTCATGTTACATCCAAGGTCGTTCGACATGTCTATAACATCAGATGTAATCTTCTGTTCGGAATTCCTGATATTATCATAGATTGCCTGAACTTCCTTGCTCTTGGCAGGATTCTTCCCAAACTTAACCTTGTTATCGATCTTTGATGCAAGCCCCGGTATAGACGCTATTGTTTCGCCCTTACTGTTCTTCTGATAGACGATATCGCTCGGCGTTGTGCTATCCAACACTTTCTTCAACTTCTTGCTCATCTTATCGTCAACAGCGCCCTGCCCGCAGACATTCATCGTTTCAGAATACTTTGCGCCATTCTTCAGCTTGGGGAGCTTCGGGATAATGTTCACTTTCTTCTTCGTCCCATACCAGAACCTTCCCGCCTTCATTGCATTGATAACGCTTCTGTTCCCCTTGTCGGGTTTCCCTTCTTCGTTCAAATGCACATGATGTCCGTTCTCTGTCGTGATCCATCTTCCATCATCCTTGTCCAAACGAATCCCACGAGCATCAAGTCTCATTGCTCTTCTATGCCTAAACCGCTCAACCGTATTTAATCTTTTCATGCTTCCTCCAAAACTAAAAAACAGCCCGAAGGCTGTTTGATAATGAACATATCACAAATCCCAGTTCGCGTCCGGGTTCCCATTAATTCCCGGATACTTCTCCAATGCTTTCTCCCATCCTTTGATCATCTGGGCAGGAGTCCCCTCGTTGACTGCTTTCAAATACGCGAGCTTATACTTCAAATTCTTATCACTGTCAGGATCAAAGAATGCCTTCACACGCTCATCAAGGCAATCCCAATATTCGTCCAAAACGCTCAAATATAAATCCTTTTCTTTTTCACTCTTAAAACTTCCCAAATCGATCATCCGCGCAACCTCCTAATCATTTCATTGGCAATAGAATCCAATTCCTTACAAAGCTCTGGTTGATCTTTCCTTAAAATACTTAAAAGTTCTGGTTTGCAAACCCCAATCCCAACATAATTTGCCAATATCTCAGTGCATCGATTATCGCGAGCATTATTGCAATACGAAAAATAATTTATCCCATGCCCAGAAACAAAAAGTCCCTCATGCCCCTTTCTGCCGTCCATTAACCTTCCACCGCTCAGAGCATCATAAATGTCCATAAGCTCTCCCCAACCGACATTATCTTTGCTCCAATTGTATCGAACATTCCTGACATATTCCTTATAATGCTTGTCAATCGAACTGTTAATCTCATCCACACACTCGTTTGTCTTCTGACCATCATACTTTTTCAGAATTCTTTCTTTTTCACTGGCAATAGTTGTTCTGAACTTATCTTCTTCTTCTTTGAAATAAGCCTTCTTCTTTGCCGCTACATCCAATACTTCCTTGGGAACCCCATGATTCTCCCTATCGAAAAATTCCTGCCCATCAGGAAGCTTCAACTTATTTGAAAAAACATGCGATGACAACCCTTTTCCTTCCTCAAAAGTATAATGGTCTGCCATATGTGACATCTCATGAATGTTCGTAAGAATAACATCTTCGCTATCATATTTGTTGGGATCATATAACTTTAATTGTGGTGCAAACGGAACGCCAAATCCCTCAGCCCAACTAAACCCCGCAAGCCCTGTTGCCGAATCTGGCTCTGCATATCCTAAACTGCTCAGCTTCCCGCCATTCATTATATCGGGATGCATTTTAGATATTGCAGAAAACACATTCGCACAAGTCGGGTCTGCATCTTCCTTGTTATTTACATATTCCTGCATCCTATTCCATGTTTTCACATTCCGCTTCCTTGACAAAAACGGCTCCATGAAAACAGGAGGTTCTGTACTCACTTTCTCCCTTGCAACCTTTGGTGTGCTCTGTGTTTGCTCCTGTCTCTTGGTTCTCGCACTCGGTTGCGCTCTCTTAAACTGGGTCTTCTTGATATTGTCAGGGCCTCCCGTCACATTCCCTTCCTCATCAATCAGAACATGCGTACCCTTTATCGTTACCCAATCCTCTTCATCAAATCTCGACTTCAATCTTCTAAGCCGCCTGAGCCTGAATGCCTTTACTGCATCTCTCATAGCTCATTTCCCGCCCAGTTTATTAAGATCATCTAGCTCATCCGTGTTGCCAAGAATCCCTGCTCTCTTAATGCACTCCAGAATTACCTCGCAAATCTTGGAATCTCCCCTCTGATACGATTCCTGATATATCTTCAGCAAATAATCCAACGGCTCCATCTTTAATTCCTCCATATTATAACACATTGTGCTAATTATTGCAACATTAATCATCCAATTTCGACTTTCCAAACCGATCTTGATTGAATGTTTTTTCCCAATCCCGATACAAATCCCTTTCTACAACATCACGACTGCATTTCTTTCTACATCTCTTTTTCGATCTCAAACAAATGCACCGTGTTTCCCCATCCTTCCAGTCAATAAAGACTTTCAAGACTTCTTTCTTTTCCATGATCGCTTCCTCGCACATAAAAAGGGAACGGCTTTCACCGCTCCCCTGTGCTTTATGAAATACTAATTAAATCATTTATGTTGCCGAATTCTCTGGAACGCTATATCCAAGTTCTTCCCACGTTGGAATTTTGGAAATGGGTTCTACATTTCCGCCAGAGCATGTTTGAAGAAATGCAACCGCCATAACATCTGATCCTCTTGGGTCTATCCCTTATTAATGCTTTCCTTTGTAACCTTACCAGAAACACCATTCATCGCACTCAATACATGCTGATTCCCTTTATCTGGTTCTCCTTCTTCATTCAAATGCACATGGTGCCCATTTTCGGTTGTAATCCATCTTCCTTCATCATCTGTCCTAAACGCAATCCTGCCCGATCTTCTCATCCGAAACATATCAACGCTATCATACTTACTATCATTCTTCCGATACTTCTCTTCCAACCAGAACGGAACCATGACCTCCGCTTCGCCCGCACATCTGGGACTCCCAAGCGTATCAATCGGTCTTACTTCGATCTCATGAATCGTCCCTTTATCTCCTGCGAACCTTTGTGCCATATCTTTATCAAAGCTGTACGCAGAAAACACATCATCTCCCACACGCTTCTGCCCATGTTCTCCCCGATACAGCTTTACCGGGGTTGTAAGGAACTCATCAAACGACTTATCCCCTTCCCCCCACTTATAATTGAGATACATCATGTTCAGCGCGGCATTTCTTGCCTTCTCGCTTCCCAATGTTCCAGAAACAATCGCGGGTTTATATCCGCTGTCTTCCGCCCTTAACCATCCTGCTAATATACTGTCTCCAACTTCCTCGACATACTCATCCATTGCCTTTTCGTATGTCCGATTCATCTTGCTCGCCTCTCCCCAATATGTTCCTTCATCTGGTTCGATTTCATGCAGATTCTTCGTGGACTTCTCCTGCTTCGCAAGATAGAACTCGCGCCTTACGGCCTCATATCCTTCTTCGTCATATATCTTCCTTAACTCCGGGTTTTTTCTGTTCTTCTTTTGAAAATCCTCAAACCCGTCATCCAGATCAACATCCCATTCCTGCTTCGGCTTCATCAGAAGGTCGGTCTTTCCCTTTCCGAACGCATTCTTGCTTCCATTCGCTTCGCTGAACGTTCTCCCAGAAAGTGCTCCCCCTGCTCCTCCCATAACTCCGCCATTCGCATCAAGAGGAACATGCTCACCATTTTCAAGCGTTATCCAAGAATCAGGCTCGACATCATACCGAGCCTTGACTCTCTCCGCTCTTCTATTCCGAAACTGGGAAATATCAACTGATTTCCCAGTCAAGCCCCCACTTGCCAATGACATCTTTGAAATCCTCCAAATCATGCGGAATGATTGAAAATGTATCGTTCTCTGCGTCATATCCGACATGACTCAATTCGTGATACATCAACCTCTGCAAATGCTCTTCATCCAATTCATCCGTGCACGGCGTATAGAACGTAATAATAAAGTCATACGCCATAAACTGCTTAAACTTATCCTTTACCTTCTCCGTGTCCGCAAACACATCTTTCCCATGTGACTTCTTCGCCTGATCCGAATACTGGTATCCGATTCTGCATCCGCCTTCCCGCAAATGTTCAAACTTCTCTTCAGTGCGAATCAACTCATCCGCAATTCTGCTCAAATCTTCGCTTCTGTAATAATTAATCATCTTTAAACTCCTTTACGAAAAAAGAGCCACCCTTCGGTGACTCCTTATAAACCCCTCGCAAACCTTAGTTTAATTTTACTAATTAATTCTTATGACAAACCATGACAAAATCATTCCTAAAATCCCCAAGGAATCCCATTGTCCTTGCACTCCTTCTTCTTCGCCTGAATCAATTCAGCCGCTACCTCATCAATCGGTCTGTGCTCCTTCTTCCAAATCTCCTTCGCCTCATCCAACGAAAAGAAATTCATCAGGCTTCCCTCATCGGTAAACTTCTCCTGATACGGGTCATACTGCCAACCGCAATTGTTGCATCTGCTGAATCTCAATTCCCCGCATACCGGGCATTCTGTCCCTTTATACTCTGCCATACCTTACAATCTCCGTCCCTTCAAGCTTTCTCGTGCAAGTTCTTCGTTCTTCTTGTAATAATCCAAGGCTTTCTTTTTATAGTCTGGGTCTGGCATCCTAGTCCGTTCGTTAATGTACTTTGCCATAAATCCAGTCACAATCCGCCTTCCCGGATATCCCTTACAAAACTCATGGGTCTTCGAGTCATACCGAACAATATACTCGACCTCTTCCCCAGTATCCGCATCGATCTCTATTCCGTTAAATCCCCAAATGCGGTCATCTACTGGTTTCCTTAGCATTTCTTCCACATGATCGAAATACTGTTTCTTGCTCATTCCCGAATAAATCGGTTCCTCATTGGTCAATACATGCTCGGCAAAGTGTTGACCTCCACGGTCGTTGCCCTTGGTGTCGCGTTTGAACCCAATGCAACTCTTGTTAACTCCCTTCGGTTTTACAGTAACCTTCGTTATCTTGGTCGAGGTTTGACCTTCACTAGACCCAGAGTTTCCAACGGATGCAAACTGTCCGTTTTCATCTCTCGGATGCTTCCCCTCTTCCCATTCGTCCATGTTAATTGTATCACATTGTGATATTTTATTCAACTGATCTTTGTCAAAATTATACGTTTTCTTACGCTCAGGAGGCTGAGGATCGGAGGGAGTGCTGAGCACCTCGCACAGCACATCCACTCCATTTTCAAATGGCTTGAAGCAACGCAGAGATTTAATTTCTTTGACTGATCTCCACCTCTCACGCACCATCTCGGTTCCATCTGCTTTCGGTTTCCCCTCAAAGTCCGTGCAAAGGAAGATATACGAAGGCTCAAACGGACTGCCCTCTTCCTTCTCGCCTCTGCCAATGAAGATCATATCTCGCGGGTAAATCCCGAATTCCTCGTGAAGCTCACGAATCGCGCCTTCTTTGGCAGTCTCATTATCCTCAATCTTTCCACCCGGCCCGCAAATCAAACCATACCCATTATCCGACTTGCGAATCCCGGTCAATATCTTTCCATCCTTTACCACTAAAACGCCAGTGCCGCGCTGTACGCCATCTTTCTGGAAGAACTTGACATCTTCTTCGCCGACTTCTTTCTTCGCCTTCTTACTCTTATCCTGAGGCAATCTCGTAGCTTCTGGAGCATCTGGCATCGCATTGCCAACATCCTTATCCTTCTCTTCTACTTTTACCTCTTCCTTAACCTCTTCCTTTGGCGCTTCCTTCGATTCTTCTGGTGCTCCGCCAAGCAATGCCGCCATTGGGTCTGCTCCCGCTCCCGGTTGTCCTTCCTGCCCCGGTTGTGCTCCGCCTCCCGGTTGTCCCTGCTGTCCCTGCTGTTGCTTATCTTCACCGTACTTAGGCATGCCATTCGGGAAAAGCTCTTTCTCCGACATCCCATCCAGAATCGTTTCCACATCGAACGTTTCCTTCTCAGCCAGTTTCTTCCTGACTTCCGCAACCGAAACCGCTCCCATCTGAACATACATGTTGATCGCATTTGCCCTTGCCATTTCGGTCTGAATCTTCGCCTGTTCGTACTGCTCCTTCTCCATATCAGACATCGACCAAAGCGGATTGAACTCAATATCAATCTTCGGGACTTTCTCGATCTCTCCCGACTTCACTCCTGCTTGGAAGATGATCCCCAACAGATACCGCAAATTACTTCTGAGCATCCGCTTCTGGATTCTCTGCACATAGTTGTAATAATTCTCAAAGTCTGCTTCCCCTGTCGAATTCATGCCCGCCGGGGAGCGCCCGAACAGAATCGTCTGCGGAATGTTTGTCAATGCAGAAAGATAATTGCAAGTCGAATCGATAACCTCTGACACTCCATTGAACGAAAACTGTCTGAAACTGTAATCTTCTCCCTCAGAATCAATCGTGACAGTGTTCATCATTCCCCTTGCCATATCGATTGCTTCGAGTCTTCTCAGAATCCGATCTTCTCCTTCTTCAGTTGAAAGCTCAACCGCAAGGTCTTTCATGCTGTAAACAGCCTGAACCGCACGATCTAGCATCTTGGTTGCCGATCCTGCCGCAATCTCCACATCCCGGACTGCCCTGTGAATCCTCACATACTCAGGCATGCCCCAAATCTGATACAGACTATTTGTCGCATTCTCCGGGAGCACACCATTCTGGAATATCAGGCATCTGCTCTCATGCACGACAAACGAACCATACCGACTGTTCACCGTGTAATACTCAGGCATCCCAAGTCTGCTTCCCCTTGTATGGAACGGGTCGGTATACTCATACACGAACATGCTCGAATAATCGGGAACAACCATCGAACGATCATACAGACGAATGTCATCAATCGACTCGATATTGTTCCAATCCAACGGCTCATCAATTCCACGCCCATCATTCACAAGCATGACGATAATCGAACCGCCAAACAGCCTTGCCCATTTGATTGCAGTGATCGCATTCTCCGTCCAATCCAACTCATCCAGAGAACGATCCATAAACATCGTCAGCTTGTCATCTGTGATGTTTTTTAATTCAAACCCGTTACGCAATGCCTCTTCTGCCGGAGCATCGATAATTCTTGAAAATAACCCATTCCCCTCGTAATACTGCTCAAGCAATTCGTCCGGGACATCATATTCTCTCTCGAAAAAATAATGCTCAGATGTATCCTTGCTCGTTCCATACTTATTGAACATGTTGACATATCCATCCGCTCGGAACACCGCAGGCACATCTCTTTTTACGGCAGAACCAGTCAGTTTCCCGACTACACCCTCATACCGTCTAATCATTGCTTTTTTATCTGCCATACTTCCTCCAAAACGAAAAAAGCACCCGAAGGTGCTTTATGTTGAATCCCCTTGTTACTCTCACAGTTTAAAATCCGCGAATCTACTTACAACCTTGTCTCCAATGCTCTTGTCGGTTGTTTCCACAAAAATAATCATCCTATCCTTTGGCCCGAATGTCGGAAGCGGAGCAACCTCAAACCGAATATTCTGCTCTCCAACCATTATATTAACAACCGCATGGTCTAGCTCATATCCGCCTTCGCTCTCAGGTTTATCTTCCTGCTTGCTTGCCCAATCGGAAAACTCTTTCACATCGTCAAAGACTTCTCCCGCAACCGTTGCATCGCTTGGGTCATGCATCTCAACAACCCAAATCGAACCAACATCCCCAATTCCGCAAATAAACTCTATCGCTTTCCAACAATCCGCAAGCGTAATCTTCCCGCTCTCTTCAAACGCATATTCCCACAACCCATCAATGAACTTGTTCTTAGTCTTCTTAATAAGCTTCATTCTCCACCTCCGAATAAATTATATCACATTTCCCATCCCTTATCAACACATTGTGATATTTATTTATCCCTTTTTGAACCGATATCTTGATCCATCATCAAACTCAAGCACGATATCATTAATACCGCCCATCCGCTCAATCGTTTTGCTCCACAAATCGCTGTATGCTTTCTTTGATTGTGGTGTCATATCATCGAAATTCTTAACACCATTCATCTTGATCTTCAGCCCTCTCGGAACACCATTGATCGTGTTCAACTCTCCAAGCCTTTCCGCAAGTGCTTCTGCTGTACTGAACGGAACATCATTCCCATGCCTGAGCGATACAACCTCTCTCAATGTTTTATCGCTCTTCCGATAATCTGCATCGACCTTAACCATGTTGCGCTCGCCAAGAACAACTCCCTTGCTGAATGCATGTCCCCTCACCTTTGACATCTTCGGGTCATCATTGCTCAGAATATGCTTCCCATCCTTATCTGTTATGCTGATCTCAGACTTCGCAATTTCCTCTTCCTTGCTGTTGCAATCTCTTGGAGGCATCTTATCTATCTTATACTCTCCACCAGTCTGCGATTTCAGCGGAATATTCGCTTCCCTGTTCGCATCTCCAAGCCTCAATGCCGCCGTTGCAGTTGCCATCTCAGCAATGTTCTTCTTTGTCGGCTTCCCATTTTCAAAGACATCGTTTCGATTGAAACTGATCTTCTTGTCCGGGTTCCTCTCGTTATATTCCCCTACATTCTTTTCGATCTTCTCAAGAGCAGTTTCCCAGTCGGCAGGGTTCGCAAGGTCATTCACCCCGGACATACTCTTTGTGTGTGCCAATGCCAACAATGCCGCCTTACTCGGATTCACTCCCATCTTCTCGAACTGCTTCGACTGCTCAAGGATATGCATTGCCGAATTCATTGCATGATCTTTTCTGAGCTTGTCCCCGTTCTCATACTCCTTGTCCCCGCCATCCATACCAGTATCATGGAACTGTGCGGTAACTAGAAGAAGCTTTCTGTCAACCTTTCCAATCGGAAGGTCTGCACTGCTAGAAATCTTTTCCAGAACATTTACCGCATCATTTGTCTCTTCAATCACCTGATTGACATGATCCTGACCATGACTCGTGTATGTCCAAAGAGAAGTGTTCTTCTCATCATTTGCCCGTTCTGTTGCCTTATCGTAATGGCTCTTAGACGCAACCCTAGCGCTCTTCAAAAACTTCTGCGTCTCCGCATGCGAATATCCCTTCGCTGTTATCGTTTTCCTCTCGGCCTTTGCTCCATTTCCAAGCCCATTCTTTGCTGTCTTGCCTACCCCGCCTTCCTTGCGGATTGCCTCCCACACTTCCTGCGGACTCATTCCTTCTGTATCGATTCCCATGCCTTTGGCAATTCCATAAGCAAGCCTTGCACTTGCATCAAACCGGGAATCTTTTGAATCCATGCGAATCCCTCTCCGCTCAAGTCTTTTCATCTTCTTGAGCATATACTTCGCAATGGAATAATAATCACTTCTACGCATATTACATTCCCCCGATATAATAAGAAGGACACCGTGTTAACGGTGCCCCTCATAATTTAACCAACTTTACTCTTCTTCCTCTCCGATCATGTCTTCCCATTCATCATCGTCCGACATATCCCACTTGTGCGCCGCATCAAGCGCCTTCCTAACATTCTCCGTAATAACCATATCACCATGTCCACCGAAATGCTTATTCAGCTCATCCACAGACTGCTCAAAGAAATCCTCTGGATAATCCACTTTCGTCCCATTCATCTCAGCTTCGGTGTTGAACGTGTTCCAAATCTTCTCGTATACCTTGTACTCTTTCGGCCCAAGCTTCGCAAGAGCCTCGTCCCACAGCTTGTCATATTTTACTGTGCGATCCTCTAACTCCATGTCCGCATCAAATCTGTGCATTGTCTCTCCTCCGTCACTTTCCCCATCTCTTCTTTGTACCGTTAAACGTGTGCTTCATAGCCGTCTTCGTTCCGCTCACGTTCGCTACTTGTCTTTCATGCACAGTCTTGCTCTTATTCTTATCACTAAGAATATTCTTGGAAGCAGTCGGATTGTATCTTCCACTAGCCTTTAAATCACGAATGCTCTTTCTGTGCATATTAATTTTGCTGTTGTGTGCCAACTGCTTGTTATACTTCTCCTGTGCTTTCGCTATTGCACTGGCATTACCGCTCGCCTTAGCAGAAGCAAGATTGCGTTTCGCAGTAGCCGTCTTTTTACGAGCCGTTGCCTGAATCTTCGCTTTAGAACTGAATCCTCCTCGCTTTCCTCCCTTCGTCATACGGAACGCTCCTCCACCTCCCGGCGAAGAACCTCCTCTTATACCTTCTCGTCCCGCATGTCCCCAGTTCCCAGAGGCTTTTGTACCATAATCCTCTCTCTCACATTCACGAGAATCCAATCTCTTCTGCCTACGCTTTTTATAGGCAACAACCGAATCGTTCTTGTTGTCCACCCTGATTCCTCCTTATTATAACACAATGTGCTATTTAAATCAATGCTTTACCACTTTTTAAATGTGAATTCATACCCGAACTTATCATCATCCTTAGTCGGATATGCCTTTGCACTGTAAACCGCGAAGTCTCCAACCTCCCCGCGATAATTCCCAACGGGTTCATCTACGACTCTTCCCCAATACTTATCGTTTTTACGCTCAACCTTGCGAACATCCCAAATCGGAAACTCAACATACATATTTCCATTTTCAACCTTCACGTTGTTCCCATTCTTCTTCGCCGCTTCCTTCGCCTTGTTTAGCGTTTCTTCGCTTGCTCCGCCGTTCTTAACGGCAATGCGATGATCCTTCAGCTTGCAGAACATATTGAAAATATCTTCCGACTTAACATCCTTGAACCCTTCGTTCTTCCAATTCTCCATATGCTCGTGCCAACCATCGAACTTATCTCCATGCTTTTCAAAGATGTACTGACTTGTGCTCGCAAACCCATTGTTCCACATTTCGATCCTTGCGCCTTCCGGGAGTTTCTTGATCTCATTTCTGAACTCCCTTCTTGCACGATTCCTTGCCCGTCTGAACGATCTCTGATCTTCTATCTTGTCCGCATACTCCATCGTTCTCCGCGCTTTTTCGATCCCGGAACTAATCTGATATTTCTGATCTGAACTCATCTTCCCGGTAATCTGTTGAACCTTCGGAATTCTCTTCTGACCGATATTCCCCTTCGTTATCTCCCCAGTCTCTGTTTCAAGAGCATAATGCTTGCCCTGCTCGCTCGTTCTCCAAATCTCCTCGTCATTCCTCATCCGTAACCGGGCATCTCGCCTTTTTCTATATTCTTCTATGCAACCCATAATTCTCTCCAATAAAAAAAGCCCTTACGAGCTTTAGATTCTTATTCCCAACTTTTCCTGAACCGACTCTTCCCCTCACTCCTGTTTTTCTTCCACAACGAATTCTCCTGATCTCCAAGCATCTTCTTTATGTGCCCCGCAAACGCTTTTGATAATGGATGCGCCTTTTCTCCATTAATCCAATAATCCGCAAAACACTCCGCGAACAACTCCCTCGGATACTTCGCACCATAATTTGAAATCGCATCTCCTATTTCGCTCATGTTTTTAAATTGCGTTAAATCTACTCCAATGTCTTGCTTCGCCCTATTAATGAAAAACCTTTTCACAAACGCATCTCGTTGCAAATAATCAATTGTTTCTTTTTGAGTTAAATTCTTCTGATATCCAAGTTCTCTCGCACAGGCGCACTCTAACAAATGCCCAATCTCGTGAGCAATCTCTGACTTCACCCAATCTTCTTTTGATTTGATGTTTTTCCTGAACCCCTGCCTAAGATAGATATGATCCTTGTATTTCTGATCCTCCTCGATACTCCCAAACATTTCCTTCCCCAAATTAAGTGTAAACGTATCGAGGCCTGAATATGGTGTGAGCGCCGCTAATGCCTCAGAGTCGTAAATATCATCTTCTTCATTACAGATATTTACCATCGCCCCCACACCGGGGAACCGTTCTCCAACCTCTCCAACTGTATCAGCCGCAATCTTTATTACATTGGGGTCAATATTATCTATCGTGCTATTAGGAACATGTATAAGCGCCCCACCTTTTTCTCTTAGTCGTTTATACGGTTCCGACCACAAATTCCCATCATACTTCTTTAAATATTCAGGCAACTGTTCTCTTGTAATCCTTCCACTACCCCCAATTGCCTTCTTGTTCTGCCCAATATTACCCTTCGTTATCTCTCCAGTTTCTCTCTCTATTGCATAATGTTTGCCCCTGTCGGTTGTCCTCCAAACTTCCTCGTCCATCCTTATTTTCATTCTGTTCGAGCGTCTCTTCCTAAATCTCTCTACTGCATTCATAGTAAATCTCCAATAAAAAGACGGAATCCGTGGACAACAGGAGGCAATGCTGTAACACCCCACGGAAACCGTCTTTAATTCTTGAGCTTTCTTTATTTTCAATCGGTCGCGCCCTACGACCAAAACTTATACAAGATTTCTTAAACTAAACCCCGATCTCGACTCTATCTCTGCGAATGCATTAGCTGATGCATCCACCATATCTTTCCACTTCCCTTCGGGGAAATTCTCAAGCTGAGACAAATACGAATCGTTCCAATCCGCTATTACGATATCAAAATTCCCTGCTTGCCATTGCGCCGCCATAGGCTCTGCTCTAGACTCTTTCGATCCTGTTTCTTTCACTGCTGTCACATTAAACCCTGACAACATCTTGATATACGAATGTGCTTGTTCCTTCCCTGCCTGTCCCGGGTCTTGCGGCAACCTGATCCGAACCCTCTTATATCTCTCACGGTCTATCTGCGCCGTTTGTTTGATAATCGATCTTACATCCCCTGCCGACATCTGACGATTAATCACATCCGCAACGACATATCTCCCATCCTTACGCTTCCCCATCAAAACCCCGGCAGTATATGCGGCATCTCCGCTCTCCGACTTTTCTGTTGCCGCCAAGTCCCAACATCTTACCCACTGCGTAACATCATCTGGAATAATGTTTATAAAATTCCCAACCTGAACCCTCTTGAAGTACATTCCTCCTGCGGGCTTGATCTTCCAGTTACCATTCAACAGCCGTTCCCGCTCAACTTCTGGCAATGCTTTCAAATTCGCTAGATACTGTGGATTAACCTTCAGCATCTCTTTATTGTCATACACGGAAGACGCTATAAACGTAACTGATCTCGGTTCTTCCAACTCCTCTTCCGTTTTCAGGTTGAACTGCTTTATTAATTCCTTCTTCGTGTCTGCCCAATAGATCATGTCGTTCCGTCTTATCATCCAACGGACAACACCCGATCTCTCAGGAATCGCATATCCAGTATCCTGATTAATCCACCACGAAATAAAATCCGCAACCCAACTATCTGCATCCGGGTTGCATGTCCCTAACACATACGGTTTAACTCCGCACATGCTTCTGTTTCTGGACAGCATATAAAAGAACGCATACTTGCTGAAATGTGTCAGCTCATCAAACTCGATCCCGCATATCTGAGCACCTTGATAATTGTGAACTTCTTCATCTCTCTCAATATGCCGAAACGAAATTCTGGATAACTGCTTCCCTGTCTCGTCCCGGAACGCCCAAGCCATTTCTCCCTTGTGCAATTCCGCTCCTTGTATCCCGGAATACATGTCCCTTGCATTGTCAAACAATCCGCCTTCATTCGTTATCTGGTTTGAATTCTTACGAAAGATAACGCAACCGAACCCCTTAACATCAATAAACCTCAACGGAAATGCCAACTCCGCCCAAGTCTTACCGCCCCCTGCGGCTCCACCATACAGAATAATATCAGCCGCACTTCTCAGGCATTTCTCCTGCGGGCCTTTCTGCGGTTTGATAATAATCGGCTCTTCCATTATTCAGGGTCTTCATCTCTTTCTGGCAAATATATCTGAACTCTCGACTTGGTGGTTAGCTCTCCATCCATCGTGATATTGATGTTCTGTCCATTTTCTTTCATGTATTCCAACTGTTCTTCCTTCAGGATCGTCTGAGGATCATACCCTGCACTGTCCCTTACGAACTTCGCCGCCATAATGTCCCCAGAAATTCCCTTCACTGCCATAACAGCCAAAAGAGCAGAAGCATAATTCATGTCCTTCTCGCTGATCCCAAACCTTGCCATAACAGACTTGACATTCGCATAACTCTCTCCGACAGGAAGGTTCAGAATCTTCCTCGCCATATCCATCATGACTTTATTCTGCCTTCTTACCTCAACAGAACGCTTCCCCGCCTTACTCGCGGCTTTCTTCCTTTCCTCAGGAGTTCTTCTTGCGTTTATATCCTCAACGCTCATCAAATTGTCAAGTTTTTTCTGCCTTCTTTTCTTCTTCTCTTCAATATCAATTACTTCTTGTTTCGCCTTTGTTTTCTTCTTTGGCTTTATCTCTTTATCCATTCCTCATCACCTCATACTCCTTTAATGGGGACATGAATAATCGGGTTATAATCCAATGTCTTTCTCGCCTTTTTCTGATTATGATTGTCTTGAAGATCATTCTTCACGATCTTCTTTCCCCACTTCTTCTGAAGCATCTCAAGCTGTGATTTTTCTCTCTCCAGATTCCTGTACGTTGCACACCCTCCCGCCTGTTTAGACTGCTTGCAATCATAATGAATCTTGTTTACTCTCAGACACCCCCGATACTTATTACAATTCTGAAGTGTCATATCATAATCTTCTTTCAACGGAAGGCTCTCATCATATCTCAATGGATTCCCATGCAAAAACGCCTGAAATGGGCCTCCAATATATGCTGTTGTGCTGAACGGTGTTGCCTGTCTGTATGACAGCCGATCACAATTGCACATTACCCCCCAATACTTAAACCCGAAATCATCACACAAAATGGTATATCTTTCTACCATCCACAAGAATTCATCCTTATCGATTGGTACATCCACATACCCATAATTCCCTCTCGGTTCATACCGAAGCATTCTCTTTAAGTCATCGTCTATGATTACTACCACATCATTTTGTGGCAATTCCTTGTCCAATATATAATTCCGAATCCTGCAAAGATTCCCCTGAACCTCATTAGGAACAGAAATTATATTCTTCTCAAATCCGGGGTTAGCCTTTATGTAACTTTCGTATTCATTCTCCGCAACCCAGACCTTACAAAAATCCAAATACTCCAATGTCTCCACATAAGGTCTTTTATATGACGGGCAATTAATGCTGATTCTCATAATGCTTCCTCAACTTTTCCAGAGCCACATTGCCCTTAATGACTCTTCCAATCCCTCTCCTCTCCATATTGTCCCGAACCATCCCATCAATTCTGGTCGAAAGGTTCTTTACTTCCTCAATATCTAAAATTGAAAGAATCTGTAACCAATCCACCTCATTATCGAAATAAAGGACAATATAGTTGTGCTCCTCTCCAAGCACTTCTGTGAACTCCACTTCTGGCTTTTCGTCTTTCTCCTTGGTCTCCTCATCCATATTCAGGTCAAACCCATACATCTCCATATCGATCCCTTCAATGGCCTGTAATTCTTCCCCAAGAAGTCCCATATCCCACTGGGCATACTCGCTCGTCTTATTATCAATAATCCTGAACGCCCTGATCTGATCCTCTGTCAAATCATCAGCCATAATGCAAGGCACTTCTTCCATGCCAAGTTTCTTAGCCGCCATCAATCTGGTGTGCCCTGCAATAATCTCATTGTTCTTATCAATGATAATTGGGTTTTTAAATCCGAACTGCTCAATGCTGTTCATCACATACGCAACAGCATCTTTGTTCTTTCTGGGGTTCTTTACATAAGGAATCAATTCTTCAGTCTTTCTATACTGAATCTGTAATTTATCCATAAATCCCTTTCCGCAAAAAAGAGCATTTTGCAATGCTCATTCCGCTAAAAATTCAAAATAATAAATTATCCTTTTACCCACATCCTTTTATTTCTATCCCACTTGTTATAATCCTTCAGCTTATCCATCAGGTAATTCTGCCTAAGAGATATAGCCATACTGCAATCCTTCAATCCCTGCTCCGATCCGGGCGAAACAATATCCCTTACCGCACTGTGCTTATTAATCTCATTGAACGCCGCAGAAGCCTGTTTATACGGAGGCATCTCTCCTCCATATGTCTTAAGAACACGATCAAATACTTTCTCGGTCTCATTTGCCTTCCATCTCATTGCAGACCGATATGTTTCGCACCCCGGCATATTTTTCCCATCTGGATTTCTATAATCAGCGAAAGCGTATCCACTTACATCTACTGGGTTTTTCGCAACCTTGTTCTTTACGCTCTTGTTTGCTCCCGCTAATCCTTCTTTTTGGATTGTTTTCGCCTTTGATCCTGTCTGGCTCTTCTTCTCAAAACCCGATCCTCCACCAGAAATAAACTTTCCATCCTTGTCTCTGGGATGATCATTCTCATTAAACCCTGCATCAGCTCTTTTCATAATTCCTCCTCACGAGGCCAACCTATATCTCGAATAAGTTACGACCCCGCCATATCTATTTTTATGCGTCTCATTATTGGATTCTATCTCTATCCCATCTTTCCTAAGCTCATTCACCCTCGCCGCGAGCCTCGTGATTCCATATGCCGAAAACGCCTCTATCGAAGTTATGCTTCCAAACT